TTTACCAAATTTCAAAAGACGATCTATTGTTAACGGTCCAGAATGCACAAACGGTTCTACGATATATCGGTAATATCGATAATCGTCCACAGGATATTTAGTGACACTGGATTTCCCTCCTACAGCGGGAGAGAAAAGACTTTTCCTTTTTTTCATGTTTTTAACCTACACGAGTGTTATTCAAGATCTGTTCGATCGCTCTTACATTGGTAAAAACGACGCATTCTCCGTTTTGTTCTGCCATATCAGAATTCGACAACATTCTCATATTAAGAGAGACAGTCTCGACAAAATGGCAGATATTGTTCCTAGACAATTCACCATCCAATCCCATATTGACAAGATATATTAATATCTTATTTTCGTTTTCACTGAATGCAGGTCGTCCTCTTTCTAAAAAGGTGTGTAAACGCGCAAGAGTTTTATAAGCTTTAATTCTTGAATCGCGAAGACATTGATCTTTTTGTTTTATATCAGAGATTCTTTTATTTAGAACATCAATATCAAAATGGTCATTCATTAGAAGTACGTCTCCGAACGACAAACAATGTCAAAGCGATCTTCTAACCATGAGAAAAATTCAAGGGCGTCAATTTCATCATCGTTCAACCCTGTTGTTGTAAGATTCTCCACGGTGGTGATCTTATAGAAACTGACTAAGGTTCTATCACCGTTTTCGAGAATAATCCTATTGCGATCTACAAGAGTTTTTTGTAGATCAGATCGCGTCACGTCCGTCTCTCCGAACAGAAATAAAGAAACCATCTGTTCGACAGGACTGAAATCGTTCAGTAACTTTCTAAATCGCACTTCTTGTAATACAGCGGTAATATAATTTGAAATTTTCTTGCGTCTTGTTAGTGGTGTCATAATTTTACCGGGGTTTCAGCTAGTACCGTATCGAATTGATCTAGATAATACTCAGGAGCATAGAATTCGCTAATATTGTCAGTAGCAACAAAAACTTTTTTTATCCTCTTTTTACCAGTTGTTTCTCCTCTCCAAGTGTAATGTATACATGGTCTACTACCTACTGGAAATCCCCATTCTACAAACTGTTTCCAGTTGGACGCAACAAGTACAGTTTTCTGTAGTTTTTCCAAAGGTAATGTACCGGAGGCTATCTGAGCCCTAACATCTAAGGCAAACTCCTTAGCCGCATGTTCACCATCATAAAACAGTTTGGTGATTAGATCAATAACAAAATCCTTTTGTATCCAATTTTTATCTCTCTTCTTAAATTTACCTTTAGACTTTAATGTAAATTTACCTGTCAACTTGCCATCTTTATCCCGTTTGGCTACAGCATAGATATAGTTCTTGGATAATCCAGGGTCCAACTGATCTGGTGTAACATTTTCGTAACACTCTACACTGTTAAGTTTGTCAGCTAAAGTTTTACCAGCATCTTTATCCTTTATATTAGGTGGAACCCACATAAACGGTATCAAGTCTTCGTAATCTACAGCGGTATACCCTGGCATGGTGCTATTGAGTTCCGATACCGTCTGCTTGAAAAACACATCCATCTTCGTGAGATTATCTAAAATCTCTTCTTCTGTGTAGTTATTTATACCTTTTTCAAATCCATGAATACCATATTCTTCTGGATTTATTAAACAGGCCATAGCAGCATCAGTATCGCAACCTCTTGTGTCGAGATTTTTATTCTCGTATAACCAATTGATCATATAGCGAGATAATTGCCTACCATAAGCACATACAGCAGCACCAGCGTAAGGATCATTAAAATTCAATCCTTTAGTATTCCATAGCCCATACAATGAGTTAGCTGACCTCTTTGCCGTATTCTGACGACCATCAGCATCTAAACATTCGGGAGAACGATCGCCTCCATCGAAACGTATCCATTCAGGCGTCTTCTTAATTGACTTCCTATATTTGAGTAAAAAGAATAAAGTCTTCAATGCTATGTAATCACTGTCTTTGTGAGAACATACTAACCATGTAAGCATAATGCTAGGATACAGACCTGAGAAATCACACTTCATCAAAGATCTATGTACTCCACTCATGTAGAATGTTAAAGCGCCTTGGTAAGAACACGTCTGCGTTTTCTTGGGTTTCATTTTAGTGCGATCGATCATGAACGAATTCCACCATGATCCTGTACCTGTAGTGGTTATCCTCTGTAACGTCCATGACATGTAAGCTTTCATAAAATAATTTTGTGGCGTTAGAAAATTCCATAGAAGCTCTGTGTCTTCTAAGTCATAATCTAGATAAGTTTTAATAGTGTCTACATCTCCTTTACTCCAATATTCATGAATTTTATCGCCTATTTCTATACGACGATCTTTTCTCAAACCAAATCCAATAACACTATCTTTGAGACGATAGTTTTCTAATTTACGAACTAAAGAATCGTATAAAACAATCTGCGGATAAATATCGATAAGTTCATAAAGATCGCAATCCCACGCTGGTACTTCTAAGGGTTTTCCAAAGACGATCGCATTTTGCCATCGATAGGTATTATATTTACTCTCTGATGGCTTCCAAGGACATTCTAGGCCATGTAACAAGCAACGATGATATATCATGGCTAGATCAACCATGACCTCTTCAGAGTTCTTATAGAACCCATAGATCGCATAACCAGCGATCGTATGAACTTGTGGAAAACTTTCTATTCTAGCAAAAAACCATTGTAGTAATTCTTTTTCTGTTTTGTCTTTATTACAGGCTAGATAAGACTTACCTCTGTATCGGACACCGATCGCTACGATAATATCATCTTTTGTACCTGTAGCAGATCCTCCATCTGGACCAACCCATTCCAGATCTAGAAGAACTACGCCTCTGGTGTAATCTGAGAACGGTTGTACATCAAAAAGTTTAACCTCAGATTCCCTGATAAACGTAGTATCAGGAACATCAAAAATATTAAATTCCGTATCATCCGATACTATGCGAGGTTTACTATCAGGATCCTTTTTCTTAGCTCCCTCACGAGCTTCCACATATCGCAATCCAGGGAAGCGATCGTCCTTTGATGGAATAGATGATGGTTCATTAGAAGAATTCTGATACGGATCGTTAATTCCGTAGTTAGGTATTGGTTTTAACATGGTTATTAAAAGTTTATTTCTTGTATTTTGTCGTCTTCAGTTTTTTGAGATTCTGATTTGGTTTTAGGTTTAACAACAAAAGATCCAGGGAGATTTTCAAATAAAGATGTTTCTGGTGTAAACATCAGTTCAAACATACCTGTAGGACCATTACGATGTTTAGTGATCAACACTTCAGTTTTTCCTTTATCAGAAGTTGAAGAATCATAATAATCTTCCCTATATAACATTATGATCATGTCGCAATCTTCCTCAATACGTCCCGATTGACGTAAGTCACTATTCGATGGTCGTTTGTTAGTACGACTTTCTACTCCACGATTTAACTGAGATAAAATAAATATAGGGACGTTTAGTTCTCGAGCCAGTCCTTTTAACTGTGTTGTTATTTTACCAATTTCTCGCGTAGGATCGTCACCTTGTATCATTAATTGTAGATAATCTATGACGATCGCGCCTAACCCACCAACTTCTCTATTGAGTTTACGTGATTTAGCTAACACCTCAGCTATAGTTATGTAAGGAGTGTCATCTATATAAAATTTCATTTCTGAAACTTTAATAATACCCTCATGCAATCTTTCCCATTGATCAGATTCTAACCTTCCCGATCTAAGGGATGAAAAGTTGATCTGCGTCTCATTAGACAATAATTTGTAAGCTAACTGGGTTCTAGACATCTCTAGACTAAAGAAAGCTAGAGGAACATCATTTCTAACGCATATATTTTTCGCAAGATTAAGAACAAAGGTTGTTTTACCTAAACCGGGTCTACCTGCTACCGCGATAAGATCAGTACGTTGAAAACCTTGCGTGTTATTATCGATTTCATGGTATCCAGTTATCAATCCATGAAAAATATCTTCTTTAGCTCTACGGTCAATTTCATCATAAACATCAGTAAGAAATTCACTGGTATGTAATAGATCATTAGTCTTAACCCGCTGTAGCTGTTTTGCTAAAACTTCCAGTTCATCTAAAGATAGACGGGTTCCTGTTATTTCCCCGTCCATCAGCTTACGACGATAAGGGATGAACTTAAAAGTATTACCAGAATCCCGTAGAGTTATATAGTTGGCTATACCTAAAATAAGTTTCTGTTCATCAGTAGCATTTTCCGGTATATCTTCTAAATTTACAGAAACCTGGTTTTCTCCAAAACTTTTTACTATACCGCCAACATTCAGTACGTCCTTGTTCGGAACGTTTTCCCACACCCACGTTCTAATACGGTTGATAATGTTTTTTGGTTCTAACGTAGTAGTGCGATCTTTCTTCTCAGCAGATCGCCACACAGTATCCCATTCAGAAAATCCCCAACCGCCACCATCAGAACATTTCTCACAGTATTCCACAAATAAATCATAAGGATCGCCACTATATCGTTGTTTCTCAGATTCTAAAAAATATGATGCTGCTATAAGATCGCAAGCTAACGAAAATGCTCCATTATTCCTATAGTCATCACTACCTTCTTTGATCTTGTTCTGATTTTCTATAGATAAACAAATAATTAACGGTACACTATCGTCTATCGGAAATTTAAAAGATTTACAGAACTCACCATAAGAAACGCCTTTACGAACTTCACTAACAGGAATTAGCGATCGCAAGTCATTGTAATCATGAGGTTTTCCAGTACCTCCTACAATTCGAGCGTGTTCACCAGTTGTTACATTCAACATGCCAGCTAAGGCCATAATCCTAGAAGGATTCTTATTAACTGGATCCGCACTTGATAACGCGATCAAATCCTCCTGTAAAGCCCTCCATTGGGATTCTTCTAAGGGTTCTGATAGAGTCCAATAGTTGTGAATAGATTTGGAACCCGTGTCTACTTGAACGGTAGGTTCAGGTAGTCCTAACGCTAACCAGAAGGATTTCTGAGCGTCTTTAGGGAATATCCACTTCTGTTTTTTCTCCTTTTCCTCCATTGGTTTAATGGGAAATTCTACCTCAGGGAGAAGCATTTTCATCTTCTCAAGAGTAGACTCATCTATATAGTCATGTTCGTAGAAGATCGTTCTACAAGCAGTAATGTCCTTATCTTCATGTCCACCAGGATGAACAACCACATAGATTTTACGACCTTCATCTATCCACTTGGTTAAAGTCATAACCGGATATTGAGGCATCGTAAAGATCAGGTTGCGTGGTTTTGTATCATCGTAGGTCTTCGGTAAGAACGATCGCAACCTCACTTCTTCACCGTCTGTATATCCAATAGCAGTCAAAAATGTCCTCAAATGGTCAAACAAGAAGGGTTTCTGCACGTTAAATAATTTCCTTTTTGAACAATAGTTTGATCAAGAATTTAGCGTAACGAGGTCTATCGTTACTACTTAACTCCTGATATAGCGTAACACCAGTTTTGTTTTGAACAAAGGGATGTAATTCATGGTGATCCAATTGCCTAAACGTATTACAGCTTTCTTCGTTGCTATTCGTAGAGAAGTTTTTAACATACCTGTTTACTAAAGTGATCATTTTGTAACCAAGTTCATTTGGATCCATTAAATCAATATCGTCAAGCATTCTCACCAGACGCGGATCCATCTTCTCACCATCTTCAGAAGAGTCGCCAGTACAGGAGTTACTAGCTAAGTATTTATCATTGAACTCAATTAGATGGGATTTTGTAAAAAGGGTTTCAAATGCGTGTTTCTTGGGAGTGTTAGTTCTAGGGTCTACTGGACTACTCCACCATGGATCTATCTTAATGAATGCGATCGCATTTGTCCATATCTTGATCGCGTCATCACCATGTTTTTTTATAAACGATCGCAATTTCTTCTTACGATCGTCGTCAAGGATCCTTACATTGCTCCAACAAGGGGGAGTTTCATTATAAAGATCCACCATTTGTTTTATTAGAAGATCCACTGATGTGATCTCATTAGACGAAGATCGTTCAACATTCGTGGATAAAGAAGGATCGCTATCAGATGTGGATAATGCCCCGTCAGGGGCGTCTTCAGTATATATATTCTCTTTAGTCTTTTTAGAATATAGAAGATCGGACCAAACTGATCCTTCCGAAGGTTTCAGACTGACCTCTTCGATTGGGTCAAATTGACCTGATCGATTATCTCTATCTGAATCAGTCGGTTGGGTCAAATTGGATTCACCGAAGCAAAAATTTTTTACGGCTTCTATGATCTCTGTTCTAGTCTTGGTTACACATGAGATATCCAGTAGAGATAGTCTCTCAACGGCGGTGTAGTTGATTGTGTAAGCTTTCGTATGGTCGTATGGATTCTTGTTGAATCTCCCACTGATCACAAGACCCATATTCTCTAGACTCGATAGGATCCGTTTAACAGTGGATACCGACCACCATGTAAACTGTTTAGCTTGCCACTCCTCAATCGTGTTAAGTATCCACCAATGCCCGTCTTTGAACGTGTCAGTACGTTCTGCTTCTTGGTTAAGTCGTAACCAATAGTTGATCTGTTGCAGTACGATCGCCGCTTCTAATCCAATCTTGTTGGATAGAGAAGGCAATACCATCATTGGATATTCGTCAATTAGTAATCTACTCATAGAGTCCTCTTTAGATACAGAAACAAAACGTTCCTAATGGAACGCTTGATCAAAACTATAGCTCAAATTGATGGAGAAGGAGGGACGATCGCTACCTTAACTAGCGATCTTTAACGAAGTGTTCGTAAAAGTCTCCAAACTCTGTAGATAGAGCTGCGGCCTGTGCTACAGCAAGCTCTACTCCTTTACCTTTACGTCTGGGTTCGATCTCCTTATTAGTGTAGGTACCGATGTACTCTACATAGGCTGTCCATGCCTCTATTAGCTCAAATACAGGCAACTGTACTAATAGAGTGCATCGAATATAAGTCTCTCCGTTGTATTCAAATTCTTTGGTGTATTTTTCTGTAGGGTCGATCGCTTCGTATAGTTCCTGTGCTGTACAGTTAAGGATCTCTATGATCTTCTGTCCAGCCTTAAATCCAGGATCCTTGAAGTGTGATCGTTCCCAGTTGTACCAAGTACTTGGATGCACTCCCACAACACGAGCTATCTCTGCTATAGGTAGTTTCTTAGGAGCCAAACGATCCTGTTCCCTCTTTCTCAGCATTCTAAGGGTTAGTCTAGTCATAAGATGCTACACAATATTGGATATCTGTATTATACTGATTGGTGTGGTTCTTGAAGCCCAAGCTGAAGGAATACACGCTAGTCTAAAAATCATCCAAAAAACTCCCTCAATGGGAAAGGAACAAAATATGAACTTTGATCTATCCACGTTTCGTTTTGTATCGGACATGGAAGTTGACCATCATCAGAACGCATGGAACAACATTACCTTGGCCGATCTAAAAAATCATGTAAAGTGCTTAAAGGATCAATACGGCATTACCGAAAAGGATATGCCAGATGTGTTTAATTCTGTAGAAAATGTAGAAGTTTTTCTAAATGCTATTGAAGGCGATCGTCTCGGTGATTCTGACGAAAGCGATCCCGAAGTGCTTTCCTATCACATGGAAAACGGGATTATTGATCGTTTGTATGGACCGTGTTTTTATAAGACTGATGAAGGCCAATTTGTTTTACGTGTAGGACGAACACTTTATAAAGCTTCTCTAAGCGAAAGTAGACTTGTTGTTGGCAGCCTTCGTGGCCCAGTAGATGTTACTCCGCGAACCAATTCTGAAGGGAAGGTTCTTAAAGATGATAATGATAATGTGATTCTTAGCGTTACAGCTAAGCTTCGTGATCCAAAGGTAAAAGGAAATCAAGAACTGCTCTATATCCCTCTCATTTTAGATAGAGAGGTGAAAGTCTCCGAAGCTCTACTTGCAGCAGCTTTAGAAGATGGTAACATTTGTGACTACATGTCCACCGTCCCTAAAGGGGGTGGTAAATTCTATGATATGAGAATGTTACCGGTTGGTGATTATTTGGTAACTGACATCAGTGATCCTAAAAAGCTTCCTTATGATGGTAAAGAATTCGTTTCATGGAATATTACCATCGCAGATTTGGGAATCGTTTCTAGTCGAACTAAAGCTCTACAATCCCGTTTAGAGAAAAACCTGGTATTCTATCGCATGAAGGCTCAGAACGGTTCTCTTTGTTTAAGAATGTCAAAACATCATGTCAAATATGTTGATATGAATGGTAATAGTGTGACCACGACATTCCCTGAATTTATTGTGAATCTACATAATAATAACGTAGCCAACTTACAACCTGGGAAGATCGGTAGTAAAGAAGTTCAGCATCTCATGGACGTAGATTTTATCGTTAATGGCGTACCAGAAAACGTCAGTCCTATTCTTGTACAAACTGTACAAAAGATTGGTGGTATGATTTCTGGTTCTCAAGATACGGTGAGTCTAATCGAACCCAGTAGGTCTGCTGCTCCTAAAGCAGATGAAGAACCCAAAAGTTACGACGACATCCCATTCTAACTAACGGGATAGATCGCACAAGCAAGGATCGTTATGTTTAGCGATCCTTGCTTTAGAAATTCAAAAAAAACAGTTTACAAAGGAAAGTATAGTGAACACCTTTGACGTAGTTATATACTCCGTAATATTTTATAACGATGAAAATGGATACGCGATCTTGAAGGTCGGAGATCCAAATAATTTTGATGATTTTATTGCTGTAGGTACGATGCCAGACCCTATAGTAGATAGTCCTGTTCGTTTAATAGGGGATTGGATAGAACATAAAAGATATGGTAGACAGTTTAAATTTTCATCTTATACACTACCTGAACCCACTTCTAGAGAAGCGGCGATCGCATACTTACAAAGTGTTAAAGGTCTAGGTGGTAGTAAAGGTATTGCTTTATACGATCATTTTGGTGAAGACGTATTTGATATTCTAGATAACGAACCAGATCGCCTTATAGAGGTTAAGGGAATTGGACCAAAGAGTTTGAAAAGGATTCTCGAAGATCATGGTAAGAAAAAAGGGATGCGACTTCTCATTCAATTCCTACATAGTATTGGGGTTTCAGCGGGTTACGCGAAAAATATTTATAACCAATATGGAGATAATTCTATTTATGAAATAAAATCGAATCCTTATATTCTTTCTTCTTCTGTAAGAGGTTTTGGTTTTAAACGATCTGATGAGTTAGCCAGGGGACTTGGAATAGAAAATGATTCTTTTATTCGTTTAAGTGCAGGTATACACGAAGAGTTAAGACAAGCTTCTCAAAGGGGAGGACATTGTTTTTTAATGATGGATGAGCTTTGTAGTAAAGTATGCGATCTTATCCGTCTACCTGGTTATAGTCCAAAACCAGAGGATATACAGAAAGTTATAAAAGATCTTAATAAAGCTAGCGTTCGTCATAGTCAACAGTTACATGTTGAAGATGATGCTGTTTATCGTTGGCCTATGTATTTAGCCGAAGCGGAAACAGCCGATTTTATAAGACAAATGGTAGGTGAATTCAGAGATCCTCCAGTAGATATCGACCTTTGGATCGATAGATTTGAAGACCCTAATAGACCTCTTGCTAAAGCTCAACGACAAGCAATTAGAACGGCAGCATCTTGTAATTTTATGATCCTTACAGGTGGTCCTGGATCAGGTAAGACGCACACCTCTAACGCGATCATTCAATACTTCCACAGTCGCGGACTACGAATTAAAGCTTGCGCCTTGGCTGCTAAGGCGGCGATGCGAATTAAAGAAGTAACAGGTATTGATGCTACTACAATTCATAGACTTTTAGGATGGAACGGTAGTAACTTTGTCCATAATAGAGACAATCCTTTAGAACTTGATGTCTTGCTGTTAGACGAAGCTTCTATGGTGGATATTAAATTGTTTCATTCGTTAATGGAATCTGTACCACGATACGCCAATGTCGTTCTTATTGGTGATGTCGATCAATTACCTTCTGTTGGTGCTGGTAACGTTCTTCGGGATCTTATAAACTCTAAAGCGGTTCCTGTTATCAGATTGACTGAGGTGTTTAGACAATCCGCTGATAGTAAGATAATTGATGGTGCGCTAAGTATCAACGCTGGTAAAATTCCCGAATTGGAATCAATAGGACGAAGTACCACCGTTCCATATAGTGATTCGTTGTTTATCAAGTGTCCTAAAGAGACAATACCTGTCGCAATCCAATGGTTATTGGATGTAAAGTTACCTGAATTGAATTGGAAAAAAGATGATATACAGGTTTTGTCTCCTATGCACAAAGGAGAATATGGTACACAAGAATTAAACAAACGTATCCAAGATCTTTGGAATCCTAATGGGAAAGAACTTAAAGGTTTTAGATCAGGCGATCGCATTATTCAGCGATCTAATAATTACGATAAATCAATTTTCAATGGTGAGATCGGTACTATCGAATATATAGATACTACCGAAAACGAGATGACTTGTAAATTTCCTGACATTTCCAATCCTGAAGAAGGACGATTGGTTGTTATTGATGATAACGAACGTGGTGATATGCAGTTAGCTTATGCGATATCTATTCACAGTTCACAAGGATCTGAGTTTCCTGTCGTGGTCATACCTGTAACCATATCTCATCACATTATGTTGATACGCAATTTGTTGTATACTGGATGGACTAGGGCGAAGAAACTCATCGTTCTAGTGGGCGAGGAAGAGGCTATTAAAAGAGCCGTTAGAAACAATTATGTTAATAAACGCAATACGAGGTTAAAGGAACGCCTGTGTTAAACAAAAAAGACAAAGGTGGTCGTAAACCAGGAGAGAATTACAACACTGGTTTGAACCAAAAGATTGATAATATACTTGATTCAAGAGCACGTCGTCTAAGTATACATTTAGACGAAGATCTTTACCAATTTTATAGAAGACGATCTTTTGATCCTACAGGATTGTTGTCTCCTATGTACTGGGGATTACAAGCTCTTTGTGTTTATTATCCTCTCTATCTATCTTTAACCGGTCAGGAGTATTGGATATCATATCAAGAATCTTTAGTTATAAAGAATCCTAGAGAGGATAATAAACCTTGGAATATGAAGGTTCCCAAAGTTTTAATGGACTGGTATGATACGTTACCAGAAATTCGCTCTGTTATACCTTTCAGTATCGTTGACAGCTACGGGATAGGTAAACGTTTAGGAACTTACAGAACCACTTCTAGAGTCTTCCATGTTAGAAGATCGCTTGTCTTCTATAGGAAGATCATTGAGATTGTGGATCCCGTGTTGATCGCTAGAGGACACTTACCTAGTGTCAAAATGAATTTCTTGACATTCACCCCTACTGAGATATATGATTTTTACATGTCAGCAGGGATTGATTTTTCAAGAGATCCTAAGAACATATACGGAAATGGAAAAGGAAACTAAGGTCACCAACGATGGTGCAAACTGGTTGTTAAGAGGAATTATAGGGGCAGTCATCATTCTCTGTTCTGCTATAATTCTTGGCGTAGAAGGTAAAGGGTCTTCACAGAACTTTGCTGGTAGATCGCGTTGGTTAGCGACTTTTATTCTTAAGACGTTAGCTAGAGTGTTTCCCCAGTCTGTTCAAAAAGTGTTTGATGCTAGACGTTTTGTAAAATTAGCTTTTGATTTTATGAACGAACTTTTTGAAACAATATACGAAAATAATAGACCGACGGACGTTGATTGAGATGGATAACAATATTTTATTAGCGATCGCGTTTTATCTGATAGCTTGTATGGCACTGGCTACTGCTATTGTAGCGATAACTATGGCGATCTTCAAAGTGTCTAGTTACCTTGTTTATACGGTGTTCGCTGTGTTGTATGAATTCGACCCGCTTGTAAAGGAGCATATTAACCGATGATTTCAGAATTAGACTCAGCTTTTGAATCTTTTCGTATCGCTGGATTTACAAAGCCTCGATATGGTAGGACCATTACTAACGCACCCTTTTCTGGCACAAAGGTTTATGAGGTTCGCAAGCCTGTTCCAGAAAGAGAGTGTGATATTTGTGTATTGATTTACGATAATTCTTCAGTTGATGATTTGCCTTATATTCTCCCGTTGGTATATTTTGAATTGGTGGCATATTTTTCTATTTTTCATGATGATATCGAGAAAGTAGTGAACGTAACAACGATTGTGGAATCACCAGAAGAAGCGATCGCTACTTGGTATCATTTAGTAAAAGCGATCGATTTTGCCAATCAGATTGTGGTTGAATAGCAATTAGCTTGATACACTTGAGGCAGAGTTAGTTAAGTTAGAATTATGTAGCTTAACTAATTATGCCTCAAGTATTTCCAGAAATACAATTAGTATTATGGTATGAAAATTCTGTTAAAGTAGAGACCAAAAACTCTTTAATAGAATACGGTACTAATGGTGTCATTGGTAGATCTAGAACTAACTTAGTAAATGATGTAAGAAAAACATTTAGTTTACAAGGTGTTTTAAGAGATAGAAATGAAATAAACGATTTTTTATTATCTAATAGAGGTAAACCGTTTGTATTTCGTCCGTATAATGACGATTACTGCGGTCTTTTTGTATGTAGCAGTTGGAGTTGGCGATGGACTGCATTAAATGTATGGGAATTTTCAGCTACTTTTAGTGAGGTATTCCGTCCTGGATGGATACCTACGGCCATCCCATACCGTTTATCTATAGGTTCAGAGTCCTCTGTAGATGCGATCTTCCCTGAGATTGTATTTTATAGTTTATTTGGTGGTTCATCATCTAATGCAGTATTACAAATTACTGATCTTTATGGTTTATACTTTGGTTCTGAAAGCAGCGGTTCTCTACAACTGGGTGTAGGTTTTTCAGATCCTTATCAATTATTTTCCGGTTTTGATGCAAGCGCTAGTTTACAAATAGGAGATTTAATTAGTACTCCTTACAGTCTGAATTCTGGAAATGATAGCGGAAGTTCTTTATATATAACAGAGATATATGTAACGACATCGGGTACTGAGTCTAGTGCTATATTATCGCTAGGATTAGGTATATCCGAAAGTTTGTTACTAAATTCCGGGAATGAAACGAATGTTAATATAGAAATAGGAGACTTGATCTCGGTTCCATACACATTGAACTCTGGTAGTGATAATGGAACTATTCTGGTTTATGTAGAGTCTTATGCGCTAAATTCAGGTAATGAGTGTAGCGTGAATTTAGAATTAGGCCCTGGGTTTGTTGAATCTTATTTACTAACCTCTGGTATTGAATCTAATACCAATTTGCAGTTAGGAGATCCTGTAAGCATTCCTTACAATTTAAATAGTGGTACAGACTCGGGATCTAATTTTGTTATGACACAAACAGATCCTTATTACGGCAATGTGTCTTTATTACTATTAGGTAACGGAACTAACAATAGTACTAATTTTGTGGATTCTGGTCCAGCTAATAGAACAGTGACAGTTAGCTCTGGCACACCTATAATTACGACTTCTCAGTCTAAATACGGAAACGGTTCTATTACGGGGGGTAAGATTGAAGTACCTTACAACTCAGCTTTTGACTGGGGCACTGGAGACTTTACTATAGAATTTTGGTTTAGATATAGTGGAACATTGGCGGATGCGTTTCGGTTTACGGAAGTAAAAGTTTCACCAGGATTTGCTTTTGGTGGACGTGTTGTATCTGGCATTAGATATATAAGTATTCTCCAAGAAGGTATAGTATGGGAATCAGAATTCCCATGGACTCCTCCAAATCCCAACACTTGGGCTCATATAGCATTGACGAGATCTGGTAGTACTGTACGAATTTTCCAAGATGGTGTCTCACTTGGAACTAGAACTAATACAAGAAATTGGTCGATGAACAATAGTGCTTTCATTATATCCCCAAGTTCTACTCCTTCTAGTGTTGGTATTGCATCTGGAGGTGCATGGTTTGATGACTTCAGGGTAACAAAAGGTGTTGCTCGATATACCACTGATTTTACTCCACCAACACAAGAATTAGAAGTTCCAAGAAACAGCGATCCTTACTCTTTAAGTGTCGGTGTGGAATCTAATGCAAGTTTCAATGATCCCTATTCCTTAAATGCTGGCATAGAGTCTAGCGCTGGTTTAAATGATCCCTATTCCTTAAATGCTGGCATAGAGTCTGGATCTGAACTTACTTTGTCTAGTGTAACAACATCTGACCCTTACTATAATAATGTGTCTTTATTATTATTAAGTAATGGTACTGATAATAGTACTAATTTTATTGATTCTGGACCCGCTAATAGAACCGTGACAGTATTTAGCGGTACTCCTGTAATTACTACATCACAGTTTAGGTATGGTAACGGCTCTATTACTGGCGGTAAGATTCAGACACCTTACAACTCAGCTTTTGACTGGGGTACTGGAGACTTTACTGTGGAGTTTTGGTTCAGATACAGTGGAACACTTGCTAACGAAGTGAGATTCTGTAGCGGTACTACAATTATCGGATCTGGCGCAAGCCCATGTTTTGCTTTTGGTTCTAGACTTTTTGGTGGTAGTCGATACATTGGCGTGCTGCAAGAAAACGTTGTATGGGACGTTGAATTTAATTGGACTCCCGTGGGTGTCAATACTTGGGCGCACATCGCCTTGACTAGACAAGGAACTACGATGAGAATTTTCCAAAATGGTATAAGTTTAGGGTCCGCCACAAATAGTAGGAATTGGAATATTAATAACAATCCTTTCTTTGTGATGCCTGATATTGTAAATACGGCATCTGGAGGTGCGTGGTTTGATGACTTCAGAGTGACTAAAGGTATAGCGCGTTATACCGGCACGTTCACTCCCCCGACAACAGAAGCTCCAGTTCAATAGCTTTTTAACTATATGATAACAGTGTGAACGTTATCAGGTTATGGTACTATATAAGATGAAATAAAATTATTACGCAAAATGGCTCAACCAAGTGGATTTACGCATTTTCAAGTAGGTCTTGCCAGACAGGCTAATTTATTATTTAATGCAGCCACTGCTGTCTCTGCTGGCGGTAAGATAAGACTCTGTACAAGTGCTGCTAACTATACAGCTACTAGCACAGCGATCGCAAATGAGCTGTCTGGAAATGGATATCCTGCTGGAGGTTTGTCATTAACAGTATCTACCTCAGCTTGGAATACGGCATCCAATCACCATAGAGTTAGCTTTAGTGATGTTATTCTTACTCCTACAGCCAACGTTAGTTTTAGATTTGCTGTACTTACCGATGCTGGTAACAATTTAATTGGTTTTTGGTCTTGGACGGCAGATGAAAACCTAATTGCCAATATTCAATATCCGTTCCAATCGTTGTACTATTTCACAAGAAACGCCGTCTAGAATATCTGAAAAAGACTCGATTTAGAAAAAAGCTCATAAAGTTGTGGAATAGAAGATCTTCCAGATGGTTTTACACGCTTGTCAATGTTTACGAAACCTAGCGATATATTGAACGATCGCGTTAAAGAGGCGATCGTTCGGGATTGTACGATCGACGTTAATAATGAACGTTGCGGTTTCGTATTGAAAGATTTATCAGTTATTCCTGTTACTAACATATCTGAAAAACCAAACGATTCTTTTATACCAGAACAAGAATCATTTGATCGCTATGAAGACGATATTATAGCGATCTATCATTCTCACAATACAGAATACACACCTGGGTATTTGTCATTAAGAGACATCGAACAATCTAGATCTCATCAAATACCCTATATTATGTATCACACTACATTTGATATGTGGGATATGTTTGATGCTGACTATATATATCCTTATCCATTAAGAGAACCTGATAATTATGGCACCTTAGATTATCTATTAAATGTACCATTTTCTTGGGCTAGAGCTGATTGTGCTTGGCTCATAAGAGCGTATTATAAAATGTTTTTTAATTTTGATATAACTGATTATCCAAGACCGTTGGGCGATGATTGGTATAAAGAAGCTAGTAAAAGTAGTAAGGATGGAATGTATTACGATCTATTACTAAATCATCCAGGGCTGACACAAGTTAATACTGAAACCCCTAAAAAAGGGGATATCGTACTAATGCGATCGTTCGGTAGTCGTGTAGCCAATCATAGTGGTGTAATTGTAGAATCTGCTACAAGCGATCGTTATGCTACTATATTACACACGTTAGAATCGGGTACTTTCAGCCGTGTTGACCTATGGAGCGGTCCTAGATGGCATACAGGACGTTTACATTCTGTATGGAGATTATCTCCTAGATAGTGTAGGAAAGGCACTTGTTGGCAATAGAAGATTATTACCAAAACGTAGTTTACAAGATCTTATTGATTTACCGCATTCGTCTTTTGTGGGATCTGCTGTAGCTTGATCAGCTAACGTGAACATATTCGTTCCTGTATATCCACACTCAGGGCCTCTATATTCCCATACACAAGATCGCAGTGCATATCTACTAGGTAAAGTAGCTTGACCGAATTCTAATGGCGATGAGCCCTCAAATGTTATTTGCATCCAAGGTTCATAAGATATTACTCTACTTATTATGTAATCTATTTCTTGTAACTTTGCAGTAGAATCTGGTGTAGATCCACCATCTGTGAATCTAAATTTTGTTCTTATTATTTTTAGAGAAGAACCTTCTAGTCCATCTACAGAGTCAATTAAATTTGATATAACACCATTAGGATCTCCTACGGTGATTTCTAATCTTGGTACAGGGCCAGTAGATGTAATTTCTATAGTTTTGTGTGTAACAGGGATTAAACTTATGCTACCACCCCAAGACACTTGTTGGTTAGAGAAGCGAAATACATCGAATGGGTTATCAGGATTAAAATCCCTCAATATGTATATATAAACGTCACTAGATTGATCTAAGCTTATTAAAGACTGTTTGAATTGTGTCATGCTGCGATTATACCTAAACGTCTGTTAAAAGATAGATATAGATTTTGTGTAGCACCTGCGATCGCTGGTGACGATTCTACATATTGACTTATACCACCATTTAGTAAGACACTTGCTACACGGATATAGTAAGTGCCACTAGACAGATTTTCTATTATCAACTCACTAGTAGACACCGACAATATGGGCGACCACGAACCCGTAGCACCTCGTTTCCATTGGACTTGATAAGAAGTTATAAAAGATCCGCCCGTTTCGGGTTTACTCCATCGTCCTATTAATTTAAATACATTAGCGCTTTGTTCTACAAAACCGACACCTAAATTTATAGGTGGTGGTGGTATAACAGGAATTTCTTCTTCTTTTTCTGTGGATTCTAACTCCCATCCATTTTCAATTATATTGAATTTGTCTTCTCGATATTCGGTAGCCAGAATTTCTATCAAACCACTGTCTTCAGCGTCTACTTTTATTACTTGTACTCTATATTTTTTTGTATTTATAACGTCTATAAACCAGTTAGATTCTTGTAGCGGAATTGTAGTAAAAGGAGTTGATACTTGTATGGTATCCGTAGAACCTGCCCCGTTACTAATCGTCTTAGTTTCTATTGTTAAATCTGGCATGGTGCAAGTTATAGAATAACCTGACGCATTTGGTAATATTATTTCTTGATCTAATTCTATCGTTGTACTTGTAGCTGATGTTATCAAACCGCCATAACGTTTTTTAGATCTCTTCCAATCTATGACGTTTATAATATCACCAGGTCGTACAAAAAGCCCAATTAATCTACACTTGAAGGACACGGTTTCTGTTTCTAGGAAATTAGAATAAACCTGATAACGTCCTTGTCTATAGGCTTGACCTCTAGATGTACATCCATAAGCTGCAAAATCAGTTTCTCTATAACCAAATTTTTTAAGAGCGTCTTGTACTTCTATTGATTCTACTGTTTGTCTATAGTAATCATCTGGATCATTCCATGTTACATAAGCGACTGAATATCTTGTTTGTATATCAGTTGATGAGTAACTGAACATACCGTTTTCTACATCAGCATTAGTAAATTGTTGAATAACATCACTAGGTTTATCCTGCCAGAATTTTAAGCATGTACCATCCCAATAATAATGTGAGTTACAAGCACTCAAAAATCCTTCTAATACTTTATGTGCGGCTTCTCCTTGTTGAAGTACAGTATTACATCTAAATCTACGTTCTGTACCACCAAAACCATTAGTTACAAACTCATTATTATATCTAGATATGTCATATAGATCATACGAGGACACCTGACAAGAATCTATCTGTTTACCTAAACCATAACGACTATTAGTTAGAATGTCATATAACTGCCACACCGGATCAGATGTCGCTATGGGTGGCTCATAAAGAGTACCATCCCATATCCCACTGAAGTCCAAGCCGCGATCTGTGTCGTTAACTACAGCATTACTAGGAATGGCTACAGTCCTACCACCGATCTTATACCCTCTTTGTGGTTCACTAGAGAATTGTTCTGCGTCAAACTCAGCGCTCACTACAGCCGTATGAGCATAATTTATCTTGGTATCATTTACGACAGTGGTGTAACTTACAAATTGAATAGTATTCTGTAAATTACTGTTAGGTGTTGGTTCTTGTACTAACTTTTCTACTCTTATAGTGATAGGTCTTGAAAAATTTGTATACGCGATCGGTATATTGTATTCAAATTCTGTAGCACTAGAAAATTTTACTGTGCGATCGTCGGAATGAACTGTTGCAACACCACCAATATCGGTTAATTGTATTCTGAACGCCATCCGACTCGCAACTACGTCACCATCTTCTTCATATTGTTGTACCTGAAATGCTAGTCTAACTCTTACAAAACTTATATCACTAACAGTGAAAGTTCTTGAAATAGGTATATTATATTTTACTTCTGTATTAACACTGGTTTCAGATGTAAGTCCTTCTTTAACGGTGGCATCTAATAGTCTTTGTGAACCTGTACCATTTCTACTATCCCACTTAAAGCCCGTAAAGTTTTTACTACCATCACTATTACCTACAGGCGTTCTATCCAAATAAATAGAACGATCGCCTTCTAATAAGCCTTCTATTGGACCTTCTGATAAAGCTTCTACTACTACGGCTCTTGCAGAACTGAGTGCCGTATCAGGATCTATGTCAGGGTTTTTAGATTTGCCACCACCACCGTTACTAGAAAAAATACCATGTTCACCTACAAGGTATGTATGGTAGTCATCTACAACAAAATTGTACACAGTGGTTCTTTCTAGTTCTTCTTCTACCTTTAGTAACGGTCTGTATTCTAAATATTTGTCAATAAAGAATTCGTCTATATTCCATTTACCAATCTCTTTAAAAGAATTACGTTCTGTGTAAAACGCATGATTGGGAGTCGCTATTACATAACCTCCCCAGTATGTGTATTTAAATACTTGTTGGTCGTGGTGAATGTTTGTAGATAATACTTTTTTGATAGATATTTTATTTTCGGGAGAGAAACAAAATACTTCATCCCCTGTTTTTATATTTTGTATGGGTATTAATCCTAATGGTGTCTGTATAAGAGTATCACCACTAAGACATCCTCCTCCTTCACCCCAAAACTCATCAAATTTCATCACGATCCACCTACATTAGTGGCTGTGATGTACGATCGCACGGTGGCAGATAATACCATAGATGGCGCTAGCATAACACCATATACTACATATATACGCTGTCCTATTTCTGCTGTGTTGGAAACGCCAGAAAATATAAAAGATTTTTCGTTCTCTTTATCAGCATCATTTTTAGGTTTTTGTCCCATTAAGCCGGATACAAGTAATAAAGAACCTGTAACGATTAATTGAACAGCGCTCAGACCTAATAGACCTCCAGAGAATATCAATCCTCCAGCAATAAGAGCTGTACCAAGAATTATTTTTCCTACTTTACCAGCACCACTAGGTAAAGCTGTAATATGAACACTTTTATCTTTTACTATAGGATCTGATAGTTCATCTTCTCCTATTTCATAATTTCCGTGTCTGACTTTGAAGAATGTACCTTTTTCTGTTTCATCTAGGATGAATTGTCTGAAGTCTTTGAAATTAACTTCTAGAAATCTAACACAATCTTTGGTGCTATGCGCTACACATCTAAATTCTTTACCATATTTCTTTCGTAGAGAACCATGTAAATAAATAGTAGTGTACATCACACCGTCCTTGTTACATATGTTATGTTGTAACCAATTGTATTTGCACCATTGAGATTAATAACAAGAGCTGTATTCGCTGCGAGATCTAAAGGTGAATGAGGATGATACTCAACGCGATCTCTAAAACCAACTGTACCTTTTGCTGACAGTAAAACTCTCCTGCGATCTGTAGATGTACCACTTCGAACGATCGCTAATGTTTCTACAGCGCTTTCGTTTTGAAGTTCTAAATTTAGTATTCTGATATAGTTACCACTACCAGGAGCCGCTACAATCGTATTGTTACCACTTGTAGAGATGGTTCCGCTTAGGTACACTTCAGCGATTCCATAATTTCCCATGTCAGCAAGCACCTCATCATAAGAATGAGGTGTGTATATAGGCACCGAACCAGACAACCCTTTATCTTCTGAAAGGAGTATAGCCGGATTGGTATTACCGTCTAAAACTGATATGTTCCTGGTAGGCATTTTTTTTAGTTTATATAG